ATTTCTATCGGATGTTCGTGGTCAGGGGATATTACAAACTTTAAACCCTAATTTAAAAAACGACCCAGTATTTCAAAGAGTTTCTTCAGTTTTAGACGCTATCGTACCAAAGCCTGACGACCCGTTGTCCGTCGGTGGTGGAAAAGTAGCTGCTGGATTTTTTAGTAATTTACCTACACCGTTAGCTAAAAAAGTAAAAGCTACGATGAAGAAAATAGAAGATTTAGAATTAAAAGTAAAAAGAGAACGAGCAGCATTAAAATCGGATGGAAGACCCGCTTCTACAGCTTTAGAAAAAGCGGAAAACTCATTAAAAGCCCAAAACAAAAAATTAGATAAACTGTTTGAAGAGGGTGGTGTAAAAGGTCCTCCTCAAGTAATTAAAAATAAAGAAGAACAATTAGCCGAAACATTAAGAAAAGATAATCTATATCACGGTGGTATAGCAGGATTAAAAACTGAAGCGGGTGAACCATTTTTAAAAAGACCATTAGCAGCTACGGATGATTCAGGAGTAGCTTTATCAACAGGTGGTATTTATTCGGTATTAAATGTTGATGACCCTAGATTTTTTAATTTTGCTGGTAGAAATATCAACCCTAATAAAGCAGGTTACGTAGTTTCACCTGAGTTAAGAAGAACGGTAGACGCGGCAGATATGCCAAAAGATTTACAAAACAAATTATATAATAGATTGTCTGAATTACAACAAGTCGATGACTTCGGAGGACTAACTCCTTTAGAAAGATATACTTACTTTAATATTGCTAAAATTTTAGGCAAAGAACCGATTAAAGGTTCAGGATTAGTTCCAGGAGTGTTTCAAAAAGAAACTGGAGATATTTTCAGACAAGAAGGATTCGATTCTATATTATTCCCCAGACGACCTAAGTTCAAAGGTGAAGGTCAAACTTTAATATCTGTTGCTGACGACAACTTGCGTATAGCGGATGAAATAAAGTATGATGAGGTCGCTGATTTTATTAGAAAAATGACTAAAAAATAAAATGCCAAGGAAAAAAGAAAAGTCAATTAGACGTACTACAGGTAAAGGCGGTAATTATAGACCGACTAAAGCTGGTGCGGGTATGACTAAAAAAGGTGTTGCTGCTTATAGACGTAAAAATCCTGGAAGTAAATTAAAAACTGCTGTTACAGGTAAAGTTAAAAAAGGTAGTAAAGCTGCAAAAAGAAGGAAGTCATATTGTGCACGTTCAGCAGGACAGATGAAGAAGTTTCCGAAGGCAGCTAAGAATCCTAATTCAAGATTAAGACAAGCAAGACGAAGATGGAAATGCTAAATGCCAAAACATAGTAAAAAAGGTAAAAGTAAACGTCCAGGATTATGGGCGAATATTCATGCAAAACGTAAACGTATAAAAGCTGGTAGTAAAGAACGTATGCGTAAACCAGGAAGTAAAGGTGCCCCAACTAAAAAGAATTTTAAACAAGCAAGGTCAACATCTAAAAGAAGGAGGTAGATATGGCTGAAAAAAGAGCAAAGAGAAAGAAAAAAGCTGCTAAAAGTGGTGCTAAACCAACTAACCCAGCTTTGTATGCTAGAGTAAAAGCAGAAGCTAAACGTAAATTTAAAGTTTACCCTTCAGCATACGCTAACGGTTGGTTAGTAAGAGAATACAAAAAACGTGGCGGTGGTTACCGTAGTTCCTAATGGCTAAACCTAAAGGCGGATTAACTGCTTGGTTTGGTAAAGGACCAAAAGGCGATTGGGTAGATATAGGAGCACCTAAGAAAAAAGGTAAGTTCCAAAAATGCGGTCGTAAATCTGCTAAAGGTAAATCTAAAAGGAAATACCCTAAATGTGTTCCACGAGCTAAAGCTAGAACTATGACAGCTGCACAAAGAAAAAGTGCGGTACGTAGGAAAAGAGCAGCAGGGAATCCAGGAGGCAAACCCACTAACGTAAGAACTATTGTTAAAAAGAGGAAAACTAATGGCAGAAAAAAGAAAAAAGCGTAGTAAATTAAAACAACTTACACAAAGACAAAAAGATACTTTGAAAAGACATCAAAAACATCATACGGCTAAACATATGACCGAGATGAAAAAATTGATGAGAGCGGGTAAGACTTTTGGACAATCGCATAAAATTGCGATGAAAAAAGTAGGAAAATAAATTGCCTGAAAACTTCAGAGAAAGACTTCAGGCTTTAAAAGAAATTGATATTTCTAGTTTTTCTACAACAGAAGCAAAAGAATTTACACTGCTTTTAGAACAACTAGAAAAAAGAGAACATCAAGAAAACTCCACTAAAGATTTTTTAGGTTTCGTAAAAGCAATCTGGAAAGATTTTATTTCTGGAGACCACCACGTAAAAATGGCAAAAGCATTTGACGATATTGCTACGGGTAAATTAAAAAGATTAATTATTAATATGCCTCCTAGACATACTAAGTCTGAATTTGCTTCGCATTTATTTCCAGCTTACTTATTAGGTAAAAATCCTAAACTAAAAATTATTGAGGCAACACACACCGCTGACCTTGCAGTCAATTTTGGTAGAAAAGTTAGGGACTTAATTGACGGTGAAGATTATGCAGAACTTTTTCCTGAAACAGAACTAAAAGCAGATAGTAGAAGTGCAGGAAAATGGCTTACTAATAAAGGCGGTGAGTATTATGCCGCAGGTATCGGGGGTGCTTTAGCAGGAAGGGGAGCAGATTTGTTTATTATTGATGACCCACATTCGGAACAAGACGCTATGTCGGATAAAGCATTAGAAGAAGCATACGAATGGTATATGTCTGGACCTCGACAAAGGTTACAGCCTGGAGGTGCAATAGTAATAGTTATGACCCGTTGGAATAAAAAAGACTTAACGGGTAGGTTAATTAAGAAAATGGCACAAGAAAAAGGAGCTGACCAATGGGAAGTTATTGAGTTCCCCGCGATTTTACCTTCAGGAAAACCATTATGGAAAGAATTTTGGAAATTAGAAGAACTTGAAGGTATAAAAGCGTCAGTAAGTCCGTCTAAATGGGCGGCTCAATACATGCAAAGACCTACGGGTGAAGGTATTTCTATTATTCCTAAAGATTGGTTTAACGTTTGGGAAGAATTAAAACCACCAAAATGTGATTATTTAATACAAAGTTACGATACTGCGTTTTTAAAAAGCGAAAGGTCAGACTTTACAGCTATAACAACGTGGGGAGTTTTTTATCCAGAAGGTAAAATAGGTGAAGAAACGTATTCTGGTGATGAAGCCCACTTAATTTTAGTAGATTGTATAAAAGAAAGGTTTGATTTTCCAGAATTGAAAAACGAAGCATTACGTTTATACGAATATTGGCAACCCGATACAGTAATTATTGAAGCAAAAGCGTCAGGTATACCTTTGGTACAAGAACTTAGACGTATAGGTATACCCGTAAATACATTTTCTCCAGGAAAAGGTCAAGATAAAATAGCAAGATTAAATTCTGTATCACCTATTTTTCAAGACGGTAGAGTTTGGGTACCCGATAATAGGTTTGGTGAAGAACTTATGGAAGAAGTTAGTGATTTTCCAGCAGGAGAAAATGATGATTTAGTAGACGCTACAACTTTAGCACTTGCTAGATTTAGAGAAGGTGGCTTTTTGAAGTTATCAAGTGATTATTATGACGACGAGGATTACTTTCCTACTTCAAGGGTTTATTATTAAGTAAATAAAGATTATGATTTCGGACTATGGCTATTGAAAAATCCCCTTTAGAGTCATCTATGGAAGATGGAACTCCTATCGAGATAGAATTAGAACAAAACTTAGGAGAACCTGACGGTAGTAAAACTTTTTTAGTACAAGAAGACGGTTCTTTTTTAGACGCTGACGAATTCGAAGAACAAAGTAGAATTGAGTTCGGTGAAAATATAGCAGAATCACTAGATGAAGGAGAACTAAACGAAATAGCTTCAGAATTAACTTCACTTTTTGAAGAAGATTTAGAATCAAGAGACGATTGGTTTCAAACTTTTACAAAAGGATTAGATTTATTAGGTATAAATGGAGAAGATAGGTCAGAACCTTTCGTTGGAGCGTCTGGAGTTCATCATCCAATACTAGCAGAAGCAGTTACACAGTTCCAAGCACAAGCATATAAAGAATTACTTCCCGCAGGAGGACCTGTAGACGTAGAAATTTTAGGAAAAACAGATGATAACAAAGTTTCTAGGGGAAATAGAGTAAAAAACTTCATGAATTACCAAATTACGTGTCGAATGGAAGAATACGACCCAGAAATGGACCAATTATTGTTTTATTTACCGCTTTCTGGTTCAGCTTTTAAGAAAATTTACTACGACCCCGCTTTAGGACGTGCTTCAGCAAGATTTATTAAAGCAGAAGACCTTGTTGTACCGTATTACGCAGTAGATTTACTTACAAGCCCAAGAATCACTCACGTAATTAATATGACTGAGAATGAATTACGTAAAATGCAACTTTCTGGGTTTTATAGGGACGTAGATTTAGGAAATCCAGGAGCAGATATAGGTTCTAATGAAGTAGACGATAAAATTGATGAAATACAAGGTATTAGTAAAACAATTAGTGAAGAAGAATACACTTTACTAGAAGTTCATGTTGATTTAGACATAGAGGGTTACGAAGATACAGATAAAAATGGTGAACCGACAGGATTAGCGTTACCTTACATAGTAACTATCTGCAAAGATATGAATAAAGTTTTATCTATAAGAGCTAATTACGATAAAGAAGACCCAATGCGTAAAAAGATAGAACACTTTACACATTACAAGTTTCTTCCAGGACTAGGTTTTTATGGTTTTGGACTTATTCACATGATGGGTGGATTAACTAAATCTGTTACTGCAATATTAAGACAACTAATAGACGCAGGAACTTTATCTAATTTACCAGCAGGTTTTAAATCTAGAGGATTAAATATTCAAAGAATGGATGACCCATTACAGCCTGGAGAATGGAGAGACGTTGACGCTCCTGGTGGTAGACTAACAGATTCGTTTATGACGTTACCATATAAAGAACCTTCAGGAACTTTAGCTAATTTATTAGGTGCTTTAGTAACTTCTGGAAAACAATTCGCTTCTACTATAGAAAATCCGACTGGAGATGGAAATTCCGAAGCACCAGTAGGTACAACCGTAGCTCTTTTAGAAAAAGGGCAACGTATTATGTCTGCAATACATAAAAGATTACATTATGCTCAAAAAACTGAATTTAAAATTTTAAAAAGAATATTTGGTGAGTATTTACCAGATGAGTACCCTTACGAAGTACAAGGTGCTTCTTCTACAGTTTTTAAACAAGATTTTGATGATAGTGTAGATATTATTCCTGTAAGTGACCCTAATATCTTTAGTACAACACAAAGAATTACATTAGCACAGACGCAACTGCAATTAGCACAATCAGCACCTGAATTACATGACTTACGAGAAGCGTATCGTAAAATGTATTTAGCATTAAACGTAAAAAATATAGAAGCGTTATTACCTGAGGCAGAAGAAATACCGCCAAGAGACCCTATTAGTGAACAACAAGCAGCACTAACAGGTAATCCTATAAAAGCGTTTGATTTTCAAAACCACGAAGCGTATATAGCAGCACATAGTGCTTTTTTACAAAATCCAATGGTTGCTCAAAACCCTACAGCTTTACAAGTTATAGGAGCTAATATACAAGAAAGACAAGCTATGCTTTATAGACAACAAATACAACAAGCGTTAGGTAGAGAGCTACCGCCAGTTGGAGAAGAAATGTCTCCAGAGGTTATGAATGAAATAGCAGTAGCAGCAGCTCAAGCTACACAAGTAGTAACAGGTCAAGCACAAGCTATGGCAGAAGCACAAGCTAGAGCACAAACAGACCCACAAAGAGAAATGTTTGAGAAACAGTTAGACTTCGAAAAACAACAATTAGCTCAAAAAGAAAATGAAGATATAAGAGATAAAGAAGTAGAATTAGCTAAAGCTCAATTAAGTGCTAATTTAGAATTAGAAAAGCTAGATACTCAAACAGCTATAGATATTCAAAAATTAGAAGCACAAACTCAAAAAGATTTAGATAAAGATTTTATAGAAACAGTAAAAGTTTTAAAAGACATGGATAGATAATGGCATATTATAAAAAGAAAAAGAAAAAGAAGACTAGTAAATAATCAAAAGATTAACATATAATACACGGATTATGGAAAATAAGATAAAAGAAGTAAAGCAATCAAAGCTGATTACTGATTCCGAAGGGAAAGTTGTAGGTGAGGAAATCCAAATAAAAGGCTCAGGTGCAGCAACAAAAGGAAACAAGTTTTATAGATACATTAAGTAATTAATGGATTTTATAATGGGTACGGAGTATTTACTCCGTAAGGTGCGAGAGAGACGCGAAGCTCTTTCGCAGACACTTGCTGTTGGAGGTGTTGAAGATTTTAATCAATACCAAAAGATAGTAGGGCAAATCGCAGGATTGAATTTCATTGAACAGGAAATTCAAGACCTACATTCTAATATGGAGGATGTTAATGACTAATACTGTTCCCGACCGAGTAGAAAACTTCGGTAGCGATAAAACTCCTGTTCCTCAGGAGCCAAAAATCACTCACGAAAACTTAGACTCGCATAAAGAGCGATTACCCAAACCAACGGGTTATCGAATTTTAATATTGCCTTTCACTATGTCTAGTATAACTAAGGGTGGAATACACTTAGCTTCACAGACTGTAGATAAAGAAAGGTTAGCAACCGTTGTTGGATATGTCGTATCTCTTGGACCTGACGCTTATGGTGATTTAGGAAAATTTCCTGATGGAGCTTGGTGTAAGGAAGGAGATTGGGTTATATTCGGTAGATATGCTGGTGCTCGTTTTCAAATTGATGGTGGCGATATGCGACTGTTAAATGATGACGAAATATTAGCAGTTATCGATAATCCAGAAGACATACTATCATCATAATCATGGAGGAGGTACCATGCAACAAGAAGAAGAAAAAATAGAACTAGAACTCCCTGAAGGGGAAGTTGATATAAGGGAGGCAGATGTAGACGATACTATCGTTGATGAGCCTGAACAAGAACCAGAAGTAGTAGAAACTAAAGATGAATTAGATTCTATAAGTGATTCAGTACAAAAACGTATTGATAAACTAACTTATAAAATGCGTGAAGCAGAACGTCAAAGAGACGAAGCTGTAAAATACGCTGAAACTTTAAATAGTGCTAATTCTGATTTAAAAACTAAATTAAAAAGTTCTGACTCATCCCTTTTCAAAGAGTATGAAAATAGGATACAATCTGACCTCGAAAGAGCCAAAATTGAGCTCAGAGAAGCAAATGAAGCACAAAATGCAGAAGCGATTACAGTCGCTACAGAAAATCTATCTAGAGCAGCCGCTGAAGCTGAAAACTTTAGAAGGTTATCTGCACAACAACAGCTTAGAGAAGAAAGTGAAGAAAAAGTTGAGACTGAGTACACTGCTCCACAGCAGTATTCACAACCTCAACCACAACCTGACCCTAAAGCTGAAGAATGGGCTTCTAAAAACAAATGGTTCGGAGAAGACCAAACCATGACGTTTACTGCTTTCGGATTACATAAAGAATTAGTGGATTCAGGTGTTGACCCACAATCTGATGAATATTATGAAAAAATAGATTCAGGTATGAGAGATATCTATCCAAACAAGTTTTCAGAAGAGCAACCTAAACCCGTGCAACAAGTTGCCGCCTCTAGCAGAGGTGCTAGTGGCAGAAAAGCGTCACGCAAGGTCAAGCTGACACCGAGTCAAGTAGCAATAGCTAAAAGACTTAATGTTCCGCTTGAAGAATATGCTAAACATATAGAAAAAGGAGTATAAAATGACAGATGATATTAAAAACCCAGAAGTCAGCCCAGAGCGAAACTCACGTTCTGCAGAGACACGAGAATCTCAAACTCGCAGAAGACCTTGGCAACCCCCGTCCATGTTGGACGCACCCGAAGCACCTCCTGGATATCAATTCAGGTGGATTCGTGAATCTACAAGAGGAAGCGACGATAAATCTAATATGTCTAAACGTATTAGAGAAGGATATGAACCTGTGAGAGCAGAAGATTATCCTAATTTTGAAGCACCTACCGTAGAGAACGGAGCTAATAAAGGAGTAATAGGAGTTGGAGGTTTAATACTTGCAAAAGTTCCAGTCGAAACTGCAGACGAGCGTAACGCTTACTTTAATAGTCAAGCCAGAGACGCTATGAGCGGTGTAGACCAAAACTTCTTGCGAGAAAGCGACCCTAAAATGCCTTTGAAAGATAGTGATATCCAAAGGTCATCTAAAGTCGCATTTGGTAGTAGGAAAAATTCCGAAAGTGATTAATTTGTATTTATTATAAAGAGGTAAAAAAATGGCAAATACAGACGCACCTAATGGATTTACTCCCGCATATCACATCTATGGTGGTACTATCAGACCTGCTGAAATGAGAATAGCTAGTGGATATAACACTTCTATTTTTAGCGGTGACGTGGTAACTTTATCAAGCGGCTATGTTGAACAAGCAGGAGCCACTGATACACCTGTAGGTGTTTTTTACGGAGTATTTTATACAGCAACGGATGGAACTCCTACGTTTTCTAAAGTATGGACAGGAAGCACAGCTACTCAAGGTAGTGCTGACGCCAAAGCTCTTGTATACAATGACCCTGGAATCGTATACGAAGCTCAATTTACAGCGGGAACTCCTGCAGTAAGTTTTATTGGTAACAAATACACTTTATCAACTACTGCTGGTAGTACATTAAACGGCAGAAGTAAAGAAGGTGTAACAGCAACTACTTCAAGTGGTGTAGCTTTATGTGTAGGGTTTAATCTAGCACCAAGCAACTCAATAGGAGCTAATGCTAGAGCTTACTTTACTTTCCCAACTAACACATTTGCAGTCTAATTAGGAGGACATCATGGCAATAAATAGAGCCCAACTCGTAAAAGAGTTAGTTCCTGGTCTACATGCTCTCTTTGGATTAGAGTATGACCGTTATGAAAACCAACACGAAGCTATCTTCGACACAGAAAACTCTGATAGAGCTTTTGAAGAAGAAGTTATGCTTTCTGGTTTTGGTCAAGCAACCGTAAAAGGTGAAGGTGCAGCTGTTAGTTATGATACTGCTCAGGAAGCGTGGACCAGTCGTTACACACATGAAACAGTAGCATTAGCTTTTGCATTGACAGAAGAAGCTATCGAAGATAATCTCTACGATACTCTTTCTTCCAGATACACAAGAGCTTTAGCTAGGTCAATGTCAACAACTAAACAAGTAAAAGCAGCTAACGTATTAAACAATGCGTTTAGTTCTTCTTTTGTTGGTGGTGACGGAAAAGAACTGTGTGCAACAGACCATCCAACAGTTGGTGCAGGTGATTTGAGAAATGAACTTGCAACAGCAGCAGACCTTAACGAAACTTCTTTAGAACAAGCATTGATTGACATTGCTGATTTTAAAGATGAAAGAGGATTAAAGGTTAATGCACAAGCAGTAAGACTAATAATTCCACCTGCTCTACAATTCGTAGCAGACAGACTAATGGAATCTCAAGGTCGTGTCGGAACTTCAGATAATGACATCAACGCTATTAGAAATCTAGGAATGATTTCTGGTGGTTATACTGTCAACAATTATCTAACTGACACAGACGCTTTCTTCATTAAAACTGATGTTCCTAACGGATTAAAACATTTCGTTAGAACTCCAGTTTCAACCAGCATGGAAGGAGACTTCGAAACTGGTAATGTAAGATACAAAGCTAGAGAACGTTACAGTTTTGGTTTCAGTGACTGGAGAGGAATCTTCGGCTCACCTGGAGCTTAATCTTAAACGATTAGTAGGAAGGGGAACTTCGGTTCCCCTTTCTTTTTGGTAAAAAACAAGATAGACTTTACCAAACTAGGTAATAACTTATTCTATAGACTGACCTAGCAGACAAGCCAAGACTATAGAGTATTTTTCTTTTAGGAGGAAAAAATGGCAAAATCAACATTTTCAGGTCCAGTAAGGTCACTTGCTGGTTTTATTTCCGCAGGAAATGCAAACGCAGTTAGCTTAACAGCTGACACAACTTTAACAGTAGACGCTCACGCAGGTAAAATCTTGTTGTGTAACGACGCTGACGGTAAATTCACTTTACCTAGTATCGTAGCAACAGCTCCTGGACGTGATGACGACCCAAACCAAACTAATAACTTAGGTGCTACTTTTACTTTCGTAGTAGAAACAGCAGCTACTGATTTAGATATATTAACCGACGGAACAGATAAATTCGTTGGAGGGTTATACACAGGTGTAAATAATGCAACTGGAAAAACTTTTATATCTGGAGCAACTAATGATGTTATTACTTTAAACGGTACTACTAAAGGTGGTCTTGCAGGAAGTATAATAACAGTAACAGCTATAGCTTCTGCTAAATATGCCGTAGAAGGTATTACTTTAGGTTCAGGAACTTTAGTTACTCCATTTGCTGACGCGTAATAATTTAGGAGCTTAAAATGCATTCATCAGATGTAAAAGTAACAGTCCCTTTAACGAGTTCAGGACAACTTCAAGGATATATAGGTAGTGGTGCAGGTAGTGCCACAAACTTAGGTCCTATAAGAATTAAGTCCATTCAAGCTCAAACAAGTGCGGCTGACGCTAGTATAAAAATATATGATGGCACTAGTGCTTCTGGAACTAAATTATTAATAGAGTTTAAATTTGGTAGTGCGGCAAATGAATCATTTGACCAAAGATTACCAAGCGACGGAGTTAGATTTAGTACTGGAGCTTATGTCGTATTAGCAAACTGCGACTTTTTTGTAGCATACGTTTCTTAATATGGCAACTTCTGGAACTAGAGCATTTAGTTTAGATGTAGCAACCGCTATCGAAGAGGCTTACGAACTTGCAGGTATGGAAGTTCGTACCTCTTACGACGCGGTTACTGCACGACGTTCAATGAATATAATGTTTGCCGATTGGTCAAACAGAGGTATTCAAATGTGGGAAGTATCTAAAGTTACCCAAGACTTAACACAAGGTACTAATGAATACACAATAAACTCATACGACATAGATATATTAGACGCTTATATCAGTAAAACTGAAAACGGAGTAACAACCGACCATAATATGGAGCGTATAGATAGAAACGAATATATTAGAATACCACAAAAATCAACTCAAGCTAGACCAACACAGTTTTGGTTAGAAAGAGTTAAAACACCAGTAATACACATTTATCCAACACCAGAGAATTCAACCGACAAACTCATTTACTATGTTTGGAGAAGAATAGAAGATTCTACCGCTTCTGTGAATGATGTAGATATACCAAGTAGATTTATGCCTTGTTTAGCTTCTGGGTTAGCATATTATTTATGTCTAAAAAAGAACGTACAAAAAGCACCTTTAATAAAACAACAATATGAACAAGATTTACAGAATGCCTTAAAATATGACGAAGATAGGTCTTCTGTTAGGATAGTACCGAAACAACAATATATCTAATGGCTTACGCTTCTGGTAAATATGCAAAATTTATATGCGATACCTGTGGCTTTGCATACCCATACACAACAGCAAAAGTAACTTGGAAAGGCAACAGAGTTTGTGAAGAATGTTACGAGCCTAAACACCCACAAAATGACCCTCCGTTTTTAACAGTAGATTCAGAGGCATTATTCCAACCCAGAACCGAAGTATCTTTACCTCAAGCACAGTTAGGTAGAGTTTTTACGGATAATCCAGGAAATGTCAACCCTAATGAAGATTTAATAGGAACTAAATTTTCTTTATTCGCTGTAACAAGCTCTGTCGGTAATCTAATCGTTTCTGTAGCAGATGGAAGTCAAACAGTAAGCACTAATTCTTTTTTACTTTCTTCAAGTTTAGGTAGTATTGTAGTAAGTGGGGATATAGATTCCACTTATCAAGTAACGGGACAAGCTGGTACATCTAGTTTAGGAACACCTACTATTAATACTAATTACACAGAATATGCGGTTACTGTAGCCTCTTATTCAGGAGCAAACAGATACTACATAGATGGAGTTGTATATCCTACTTTAAATTTGTCTGAAGGTAGTATATACAGATTCGACCAATCTGATTCATCTAATTCTGGACATCCATTAAGATTTTCCACTACTTCTAATGGTAGTCATGGCGGAGGCACAGAATATACAACAGGAGTCACTACTAATGGAACCCCTGGAAGTTCAGGAGCTTATACACAAATAACTGTTGCGGTAGGAGCCCCAACGCTTTATTATTATTGTACAAATCATTCTGGTATGGGAGGACAAGCTAATACTCCATAATCAGAGTATAATTTAATTATGAGTTTTACTTACGCACAATTAAAAACAGCTATTCAGGATTACTCTGATTATTCTGAAACTTCTTTCGTAAATAACTTAGATAATTTTATAAAAACAGCGGAAGAACGAATTTTAAAAACTGTGCAATTACCTGTTTTTAGAAAAAATGTAACAGGTACAGCTACTGCGAGTAATACTTATTTATCGACCCCTACTGATTTTTTATCACCTTATAGTTTAGCTGTAATAGATTCAAGTAATAATTATAATTACTTATTGTTAAAACACGTTTCGTTTATAAGGGATTATACTCCAAACGCAAGTACTACTGGAGAACCCCTTTACTATGGATTATTTGATGATAATACTTTTATTTTAGCTCCAACCCCTAATTCTAATTACACATTCGAGCTACATTACTATTATAGACCCGCTTCTGTAACTTCATTAGCTTCGGACGGTAAAAGTTGGCTTTCAGATAATGCTCCTAATGCTTTGCTGTACGGTGCATTAGTTGAAGCAGCAGTATATATGAAACAAGACCCTAATACGATAGGATTATACGAAAGTAAATTTCAAGAAGCATTAGTTTTATTAAAATCTTTAGGAGAGTTTAAGAATATGAGAGATGAATCTAGAAACGATAGTATAAAATTAACACCACCAGTAAAACAATCAAATGTTTGAGATAGAGGTAAAAAGTAATATAGGAGATATTTCTGTAGCTACTGAAAATAACAAAGGACATTCTTCAGATTATTGGGCTCAAAGATGTGCCGATAAAATCTGCGGTATTTCTGAAAGTGCTACACCTGAAGTTAGGCAACAAGCTGAAGCGTTCAAGGTAGCTATTTATCAGACAATACTTTATTATATGAACCAAGCTATCACCAGTGATAGAACAACTGTAACCCAGATGTTAAATAAACAAGGTCATGGTGATTTAGCTAA